GTTCCCGCTGCCTGTTGTATTTGGAAATACGAGTAACCAGGTATGGGGAGTAATAATATATAAGTGTCTATGTTTGCCGCCAGTACAGTGCTGGTGATCAGACGATGTTTCTTGATTAAGCTTCTGCCCTGAAACGTGTCAGGGACACCTTTCACATCTGACCCTGAAAAGTCAGGCGGGGCAAAAGCGCACTTAAGAAACGCCATTCCGTCATGAGTAATGCGCGACATTGCTGAAGACATTTTGGCCATGCGAAATGGTTGGATGCGAGAAATTCGACCGTTTGACACTCCAGGAGGCTGTGCAAGAGGGTTGAAACCATTTGCACTTTTATAGCCTAGCTCATAAGAGTTCATCGTCGATTTACGCGATTTTCGTTTCGGACGTTTATTTAAATTCTGCGCTGTCCGAATAGGCGCAGTGGTTTTCGAGGAATTGTTTTTCTTTCTAGTCATTTGTGACTGAATAATGAGGCCCCTCCACCTCATAAAACCCTACATCAATCAAATCTTGCAGAATCGTCACACCATGCGGATGGGTTTTGATTTCATCTAAGAAACCAACCATATACATTTTGTACTCAAGGAAATCCTTGGGTGACTGATGTAACAAATTCATGACCATCTTCTCCACATTCATGGGTTTAGCCGTATATGTGTCTAAAGAGTATTCATGACTACAAAATTCAAAGGTCCTACCTGATCCATCAGGGCCGCCAGAGTCATTAATAGAATCATACGCTTTTAATCTATATCCGTATTCCAGATATTTTCTAAACGCATCATCTATTTCTTGTTCTAAACAATCATCTCCAGCAGCCTTGGCTACGTGCGCTCCGAGCAAATCCGCCAACCTGACCCTCATAATGGAATTTCCATCACTAGTTCTATAGCATCCAGAGCAAACAATGCCCTCGTAAGTTGGGGCAACAAGTTGTCCGTCAGAAAACTGGAACACAGGCTTGCACTGTAATAAAGCTTTCGCTCTCATCACGTGCGCCCACATTGCAGTTGCATCGACTTTACCTTGCGACTTTGTTAGCTTAATAGACATTTCTGCGCAATCTATAAGTTGCCAATCACGAACAGAGAAATCAAATCCCTTAACATCACTACCACACATGCGTGTAGTGGCTAGTACCTTGTGCATATCTTTGACCATAT